CGTGACGGTGCCAAAACCTGATCCTGTTGCTGTTGGAAACTCAACTGCGCCAGAATTGGTTGCCAAGTTGCCAGACACAGTAAACGAAACTGTCTTTCTGACATACGCAGTGCCAGATGTACTTACCTCAGTGCCGCTTGCATCTTCAGCAGGGTTGGAAGTAAACAAAGCGACATACCAAGCTGTCGGCCTAGTAACGCTTGTTGCAGTAAACACGTAGTTTAAAACGTGCGTCTCAAATGTATTAGAAAAACTCATGGTTAATACGCCTTTATTTTCATGCGACGGCCAGAACCGCCAAACTTAGTTGCCTCAGATTCGCTGTTAATATCAGCAAGTGTTTGCGCGTAAGTATTTCCCCAAACCGCAACACGCGCATCGTCTTTTAAGTAAGGGGCAGAGTGGACCAGTGCGCCATACAAATACACATCTGGGAAATACGTTAAAATATCATTGGTAGTGTTACTGTCGCTCAACGCGCTCACACGTTTATAATAATACAACTCTGTCGTGTACGTAGCATCTGGCGTTGGATAAACCTCAATCTCACCGGCTGTAATTGCATAAAACTGTGGCTTGCCAGTTGCATCAGAGCTAGACTTACGACGCTTTAACATCTCAGCTTTGCTCAACAACTCGATCTGCGCCAAATCGCCAGACGTTATGTGAAATGTCAAAGCTTCGGCAAAATCTGCGGGTAGGGCGCTAAACTGCGTATCAATCTGCGCTGTAGAACGACCTTCCATACGCCAATGCCTCACACGCCTGTTTATGTCTGCTTCTGCAAGAGAAATAAAATCAGGCGCAACGCTTGTTAAATCATCGCGGTTAAGAAAGTCACCTATCGCTGTTTTAAGCTCTGCATATGTCGTTAATGCCATCTACGTCCTCACTGAATTTTTACCACGACAACCCCAATTCTTACGACGCACTTTCACCTTTGGCGTGCGCTTCTGGCTTACCGTTCTTGCGCAATATGCCTTGCCTCGCTTTGTGCCAGGAGAGGACACGCGCCGACGTGTTTTGCCATCAGGGTCTTTGTAAGTCGTGCCATCTGCAAATTTTTTGCTTGGCGATATTTTTTTACGTTTGGTAGGCATCAAGCTTTCCTACTTTTTGCAGCTTTCGCCTTTTTCCATAAATCAGCATCTGCCTTGCGTGCGCCGCCACTACCGCTAATAAAACTGTTTACTCTGCCCATGCTCCACGCTGCCATTGGCACATTGCGCGACCCAGAACTTAAATACGCAGCATCGCCACGCTTCTTAACTTGCCTCAATATGCCAATAGGAATACCGCTTTTTTTAGCCTTACTAGCTAACGCGCTTCCGCTTTTTGACTTTGGTTTTGCTTTGGGCGGCACGGCTCTTGCTCACTTTCTTTACATCAATAGGCAAACCCAACTTATACCTACGCTTTGTTTCCAATATCTCGCGTTCCTTTGCAGCGGGGTTGCGAGCGTTAGATAAATATTTCTTAGGCACCCCACGCTTGGTTTTGGATACCTTCTTAAATTTTGGCACTACTTCTTCTTCATCTTCATTTTCTTGCCGGATTTTTTTGCTGCCTTTTTAGCCGCAGCCATACCCTTTTTGTTGTATGAGTACTTCTTACCGTTCACCATAGGCATCACAAAAACCTCCGTATAAGTTACACCAACAACTTAACACAGAGAGCCTAGACGCCCAAAAATTCACGCAATACCAAGCAAATTTCGCTTTAACTCGCCGCGCCACGTCTTAAACGCACCAGACAATGCAGTTGCAGCATCACTCGCCATCGTCAAACAAAGCGCATCAGCCAAGTCAGGTGAACCCAAGCCACGCTTACGCATTTCATCCTTAGATTCAGCTTTCATTTTACCAGAAGATGTAAAGCTATACCTTATAGCCGTTAATTCAGCAATAAGTTGGTCATCTTTGGGCAATTTGCAGCTCCGATCCTCCAACCACGCCTTGCACTTAAACCAAAGCTCTGACCGCAAGTTCATATATGTATCACCCATAGATGGGCTTTCTGCTACATTCACGCCGCGCACAGGCAAACCCAATTCTTGCAAACGGTCAACAACGCCTGACCCCACGCCAATGCTGTCTACCAATATCTCAGCAGGGCGCTTAGACGGTGCCAATGCCTCATATTCTGCCACAATCCTACCTGTGGTTTGCATCAAGTCTAGCCCACGCCATGACCGTAGCTCAGTCACAATCGGCCCCTGACGCTTGCACAACGCCGTCGCATCAGAGCCAAACCGCGCAACGTCCAAGCCCCACACAACCGTTGCCTCATCGCTCACAACAACATCACGGTTCTGCGCAGCCTCAACCAAATGATACGGAATAATCGTGTTATCATCAGAAAGCGGAAATTCGCCCAACACTCTCACCCGGTATGCATTGCTCTCTGGGCCATACCGTAGCTCCATCTCATCAACAAACTCATGGCTCACCAACGGGCTATCCTTGCATGACCATGTGCGCGTCCACCAACTATTCGCCATACGATTGTGACTCTCAAAAAACGTGCCGCTACTCCGCGTAGGGTTGGACAACATCAACGTCGTAGCATTATGCCCAGACATCGAGCCTGCCGCCGCCTCATACACTTGCTCTGGCACACCTGACGCCTCATCAATAATCAGCAAAACATTGTCGCTATGCACCCCTGCCAAGGCTTCTGGCGTTTCTGCGCGTGCCGTTCTGCAAGATATAAACGCTTCTGCCGGGGCGCTCACAAGCTCAACACGGTCAGACTTCACGTTTAACAATTGCTGCAACTCTTTGGGCAACTCGTTGATCCACCGCTTTAACTCAGCAAACATAGCGTCAAACAACTGGCTCGACGTCGGCGCAGTCACAACAACCTTGCATGGATACCGCAACAACATAAACCACAACATAGCCCAACTTGCAGTTGTACTCTTGCCGGTGCCGTGCCCAGATTTTACGCTCATCTTACGTTCAGCAAGTAAAGCACGCAAAAACTCAGCTTGATAGTCAAACGGCTGTGCGCCCAACATCTCCTCAACAAAAAGCACAGGATCATTGCCATACGCAGCAACAAATTCCTCCATAAAGTTGCGCGGCGCATTACTCATCGTTGTGCTCAATCGTCTTGGTCGTGTCTTGCACAAGCTTGGCCTTACGCAACGCATCTAAATGCATATCCCCAAGGTTCACCGTGATCTGCGTCTGGTTGGCCGTGTTGCCATACCTGCTGCGGTTCCAAGCCTCTGCAATAAAACGATGCTGTGCAGCTTCCTCTTTGGCAATACTTACGTCTAACGCAGATAGCTCAGAAGTCTTGCTCCCAGGGTCGGCGTTCTTGCGCTCTGCTTTGCGCTCCTCGCGTAGCCTCCGCATAATCTCAAAGCCTGCTTCTGCATGGGCATCCGCGCCTTGCTCACGCGCAGCCTCCATAGCACGCTTGTAGTCATCGTGATTGTTGACCAACCTCTGCAAAAAGCCACGATCCAAGTCTAGCTCACGCGCCAAACCGGTAATGGTGCCGCCACTAAGCAGATATTCTTCAAGATAAGTTGCGCCTCCGCGTGCTTCCACTTTAGCAATCGCTGCGCGTCGTTTAGGTCTCCCAGGCATGATTTTTTCTCCTTGTTATGGTCAAGCTATACGATAGGGGTGTGGGGGGGCAAAAATAGGTGCAGAATGTGTGTGGGGTTGTATATAAATATGTACCGTCATAAAGAAAGAGGGGGGGGTTATTGCCGATATTCTTCCCCATAATTTAGGCCTAATTTCTGGCAAATTCTCAAAAGTGTTAACATAATAAACATTATGGGAATATTCAAACCTAATAAAAACAATGACTTAGCTAATTTGTGCGATTATTGCATAACTCAGGCTGCAATTAACGTTGCGCCTAGTGCATAGCAATCAGCAAGAGATGGAGGTTTTTCGCGTGCGCGTGCGAGGCTGAATTAGTGTGTGGTGTCGGTTTTTTCAACTTTTTTACTTTTTATTACAAAAATGTGTATTTAGTACTTGTATAGTGCTAGCATTGTGATATATGTATAAAGAGAGACAAAAGAGAGACAGTTTCTATACAACTACTAGACACTATGGAGGAACAGATGGAAGACATATTTCAAAGCGTAATAGATGATATTCACGACAAGCTAGAAAGCGATAATTACGGAATAGACACATATGGTTGTGACCTACACAACGAGCTATGCAACACAGACTATTTCATCATAGGCACATATCAAGCCAAAGAGTTTCTTGGCGGTCACGTCTTTGACGCCATATGGATGATTAAGGATTATGAACAGTTTAACTTTGGAGAAGTATCAACAGATTTAAGCGAACCAGAAAGAGTTGTTAATATGCTTGCGTATATTATCGGCGAATATGTGCTTGCTGAAAGTGACCACCTTAAAGACAAATGGGATGATCGCTTAACTGGTGATGATCTTACTAAAATAGCAGAAGAAATAGCATGTATTAATTCGACAAAGCTATATAGAGAGGCCGCTTAAATGACCATCTCTGAACTCATAACAATCATCAAACAGATAGAGCTTGTTGACGTTCTTGGGGCGTTGGCTTTGTTCATTACTACGTTTGGCTTATTCACACTTTTTTAATCAATTAACTATACAACTACTAAACACTATGGAGGAACAGATGACTAATGTAGAAAACTTAATAGCTGCAATGCTAACAGAAAATACTGGTACTCATATGCTTGATAGCGGCGGCGCTAATGGTAGAGCATGGCAACGCAACCAAGGGATGACAGTTGAAAAGTTCAAGAGCCAACCAAGTGCATATGTTGAAATAACTTTACGCGATTGGAATGGTGAAACTTTTGTAGATATGACACCATGCGTTGACGTGTTCCACCTATTAACTAGCGGCGCGTTGGAGCTTGACGGATTATGCGATGAATTTAATGCAATGCCTGTTGATGATTGGCACGGCGATTATTACGGCGTTTCAGTAAACGGACAAGAATGGCTTGACCGTCAAGGCTTTGAGGCTAAAGGCGATGGTTTTAATACTTACAACTGGTTTGCAAATCATAGTCAGACTTTACAAGGTCAAGAGCTTGAGCTTGATGGTGACAATTATATGTTAATTCAAATTCACGGCGGCGCTGACGTGAGAGGTGGCTATACTGACGCTAAACTATTCAAGCTTGATGACCACGCTGAGTATTACAACGTACTTACTGAAGACTGTCTTTTTGCTGTTGAGCTAAAAGATAAAGACAGCCAAACGCCTGATATGTTCACGGGCCAAACTCACGATAACCATATTTATTTAGATTGGCGCGGCGAGTGGATCAATTACGATGGTTCATGCGCTACTGATGAAGAATTATTAGCGTTTGCCACCGCTTGCGGCGTAACCAAAGACACAAGCATTGTCGTTTACGGTGATGCCTGTTTAGATTTTTAAGGCGGTTAGTATGACACATAAAGAACTAATCACAATCATCAAACAAATAGAACTTGTTGACGTTCTTGGGGCGTTGGCTTTGTTCATAACTACGTTTGGCTTATTCACACTTTTTTAATCAACTAACTATACAACTACTAAACACTAATGGAGGAACAGATAATGAATTATGAAATGTTTAGACCAGTAAAAGCACACGCTGACAAGGCGGCTTCTTACATTAGCGCAGGGAGAGAAACAGACCGCAGTTTTGACAGTTGTTTTGAGTGGTGGGGCAGTCATGCTGTGGCAGTTACACTCTATCGCAGAGCGCAGAAAAGACCCGACACAAAGATGGCACAAAACCTATTCAAGTATTTGGATCGGCATGCAGTAATGGCAGATGTCGAGGAATACAAAGATTGGGATGATCTAGAAGCATTAGCACAACATCATAAAGAGGAGGGGTATTAAATGATTGATCCTGATGAATGGG